GAGATGGCGGATCAAATGATGGAGGATGCTCGTGAAGAAGTTGCTCAAAAAAATCAAGAGGCTGGGCGAGAGGATTCAGGGGTTGATCGACCAGATCAGGGGCAAGTCCCCGGAGCCGGAACTGATCCCGGAGGACCAGCCGCACCCGGCAGAACGGATTAATCGCGGGGGCGACGGGCTATACAAGCTCGACACGAATCTTTACCTGCTCCCGCTGGGCATTCGGGCCGAAGGTGTCAGCGATGCGGCTGTCCTGAAGCCGGACGGCTCATGGCGGGCGCACATCCATTGGCCGAGAGACGTGGGCCTTCCTTGGCCGACACCTGTCAAGAACGCGAGGCCGGACTACACGAAGGCTTCATCCCTCTACCACAACGAGAGGTTGACCCTGCGCGGCGTGAAATCGGCCCAGAGCGGGGACACTCTCGTCGCATACGGTCTGAGCGGAGAGCGCCTTTGCGCCATGACGATTATTGAACGCGGTATCAGGCAGGAAGGCAGGTCGAAGCTTTGAGCAATACACAGAATACGGGACGTGTCGGCGGCGTGAACTTCGAGAAGCTCGTCGCCGCGGTTGAATGGTCCATTCAGCGCCTGGGCACGCCCCGCAAAAACAGGATAGAGGCGGTGAAGCAGCTCGTAGGCATGCACTACTCCGACGACGGCGCGGATCAGCGCGTGCCCACTAACTTCCTGGAGCTGGCCAGCACCATCTACTCGCGGCAGTTGGCGGCCCGGGCACCCCGCGTATTGGTGACGGCCAAGAACCAGAAGCTGCGGCCGCACGCGATGAGCATGGAACTTGCGCTCAATCAGCTCCCCGACGAGCTTGGCATGAACGATACCATGCACAAGGCCGTGATCGAGGCGCTCTTCTCCTTCGCCGTTGTGAAGGTCGGCATCTGCTCATCGGGTAAAGAAGTGCTGGGGTACGACTACGGGGAGCCATTCATCGACCTGGTGGATCTGGACGACTACTTCTGTGACATGTCCGTCAAGATCAGGAAGCGCATGCAATTTGAGGGGAACGATTACTGGGTCAGCCTCGACGTGGCCCGTGAGATGTACACGCAGGGGGATCCCGCAGAGCTCAAGGCCGACGAGCACACCCACACGAACGACCAGGGCGACGATCGCGCCGAGAGCATCTCTAGCGAGGGCGGGGCCGACCTCTACGATGATCGGGTCTGGCTGCGCGACGTGTGGCTGCCAGCAGAGCGAAAGATGGTCACGTATGGCGTGGTCAGCAAGAAGCTGTTTCGCGTGGTTGACTGGGACGGGCCGGGGACAGGCCCCTACATCACGCTCGGGTTCTCGGACGTTCCTGGCAACCTGTTGCCCCTCCCCCCGGTGGCTCTCTGGCGCGATCTCCATGAGCTGGGCAACGCCGTCTTCCGCAAGCTGGGCAAGCAGGCTGATAACCGGAAGACCGTCGCGCTCTTTGCCGGTGGGAACGATGAGAGCGTCGACAGGCTGAAGTCCGCACGCGATGGCGACGGCATCACGTACACAGGCCAGAAGCCGGAGCAACTAACGATGGGCGGCATTGACCAGGCGACGCTGCTCTTCTACTCGCAGTTGAGGGATATTAACAGCTACTTTGCGGGCAACCTGGACACCATGGGAGGGCTGGCCCCGCAGACGGACACGCTAGGCCAAGACGCCATGCTAGCAGAAGCGGCGAACGCTAGGCTCAAGCACATGAAGGCCCAAGTGTATGAGTTTGCGAAAAGCATTTTCAAGGTGCTAGCATGGTACGAGTGGACCGACCCCGAGCGGAAGAGGCTCATCGCGAAGACCCTCCCCGGCACAGACATTTCAATTGACCTCACATGGTCCAAGGAGACGCGCAGGGGAGAGTTTGTCAACTACAACTTCGACATTGATGTGTTCTCCATGCAGGACGATTCACCCGAGACGAAGCTACAGAAGGTTGCGATGGCGCTTGAACGGTTCATCTTCCCGGTCCTCCCCCAGTTGGAAGCTCAAGGCGCTCATCTGGACCTGAAATCCATGATCGAGCTCGTCGCGAAGCTATCCGACCTGCCCGAGCTGAACAGGATTGTTGTTTTCGACGAGAAGCCGGAAGAGCCCCCCGTCGCGGGCAACCCGGAACCGGAAGGCGAGCGGTCGTATAAGCCCGCAGTCACGACGAGAAGGTATGAGCGGGTCAATCGCCCGGGGGCGACGAGGCCGGGCAAGACGGACGTGATGGCGAGGCTGCTAGCAGGCGGGAACGTACAAGAGTCTGAGGGCGCAACACTAGGAAGGGCGGTGAGCTGATGCCGGTATACTGCTACGAGCTGGATGATGGAGAGATCATTGAACGGGTGTTTCCGGTGGGCAAAGCCCCCAAGACGCTCACGGCGCGGCGATGCTTCGCGGCGGAACGCAAGGGGGTACCCCCGACTAAAGGCTGGCCCATTACCTGCGTCGCGTCTGGGGTCCATGCGAGCCAGGCGGACGAGCTTCGGAAGCATTTTCAGCAAGTGGGCGTGCCCACAGAAGTCAGCAAAGACGGCGATCCGATCTATCGGGACGCAAATCACCGAAAAAAGGCGCTAAAAGCCAGAGGGTTTGTTGACAGGAGCTCGTTCTACAACTAGCGTCTCATTATGTCGCACAACAACAGACACGGAGAGCAGCATGAAGAATAAGCAGAATGAAGCGAGCGTCGAGGAGCCGGTTGCTGGCGACATGGATGCGCTATCCCTTGAGATTGACGGCGCAGTGGAAGACGCAATGAACGAGATCGTGAGCGCCGAGCCCTCCGAGCCGGACGCTGGCGACGAAACCAATTTACCGCCTGACGAAGGCCAGTCTGGCGAAGACGCGGAGGGAGGCCCTGCCCCCGAAGCGAAAGGCGAACAAGGCGAGTCCGGTGGCTCTGAGGTCACGGATGAGCAAGTCGAGCGCGCTGTTCGTGCGGGTATGACGGTCGCCGATGCGAAGTCCTTCACGGACGCGCAGGTGCTGGGCCGGTTCGTATCCATGCTGGAACAGAAGGCGGGCGGCGTTGCGGAGGCCGGTGAGGCATCCGCAAGCACGGGCGAGGAGACCGACGACGGGCTGGACGCAATGCTGAAGAAGATTCCCGACCTGGACCCCGATGAGTACGAAGAAGAGATAGTGTCCGTGGTAAAGGGCTTGAAGGAAATGCTCAAGCAGCAGCAGGGGGTTATCAACTCCCTCACAAAGCAGGGCGTTGCCGCTGAAGGTTCATGGCTGGACAGCCAGGTGGCGCTGCTCGGGGAGGATTACGTGAAGGCTCTGGGCCAAGGGCCGCAGGCCAAGCTCGACCCTACCAGTGGCCAGCACGCCAAGCGTGTCAAGATGCAGGAGAAGTTCACCGTTCTTGAGGCAGGCTATAAGGCCGCTGGGAAGAACATGGACCGCAGTGACATCTTCCGGGAGGTCGTGACCTTGACCCTGGGAGACGTGCAGAACGAGGCTGCTATCAGCGCCAAGAGGCAAACTCTGGCGAAACGATCCGCGCAGCACATCAGCCGTACAGGCGTAAACCGGGCGGCCGTCGTCACCGATCCATTCGACGATGCGGCGGAAGAGCTCGATCAAAAATACTTCGGAAAACGATAAGACTGGGGGATAGTCATGGGTTTAGCATATTCACAAATTGATGATGCTGTCCTGCTTACTCAGAACAAGCTCATCAAAAGGGGCGCGTTCGTAGGAATGCAGACCGACCTGACCGACCATGTGGCGGTACGGGAAATGTGGAAGGGCCGCAAGAAGAAATTCGATGGCGGCGAGAACTGGGAGTTTAACGCCCAGATGGATCACAATCACTCTGCGAGGGCCGTTGGGCTCTACGAGCAGGATGGTGGCGCGATGCACGATACGATGATCAACTGCGAGGTGGCCGCTCGGCATGTGAACGCGTTCTATGAATACGACCAGCGCGAGAAGGCGTTTCAGCGCGGCGGTACGGCTATCGTCGATCTGATCAAGACGCGCTACGTCTCGATGATGGTCGCCTTCTACGAGATGATGGAGGATTATCTGTGGGGCAAGCCCACCGATTCTTCCGACAAAATAACCCCGTTTGGCATCGCCTACTGGGTTACGCGATCCGCGCAGGAGGGTCACTTCGGCGGCGATCCGGCTGGATTCGCGGATGGTCGCGGCGGGGTTTCGACCACCGAGCACCCGCGCTTCGCCAACTACACGGCCAAGTACGGGAAGATCACCAAGGAAGACCTGATTCGGAGGATGCGGAAAGCCGCACGCCAGACGAAGTTCCGGTCTCCGGTGTCTCATGCTACCCCCAGCCTTTTGACGGGGAATGGCATTTACACCAACGAAAACGTGGTTGGCCTTGTGGAGGAGATTCTGGAGAGCCAGAACATGAACCTCGGCAACGACGTGGCGAGCAAGGACGGCAAGGCGCACTTCAAGGGGACACCCTTCACGTATGCGCCGAAGCTGGACCTGGACAGCACGGATCCGGTCTACATGCTGGACTGGAAGTGGCTGGCGGTGGGCATCATGACGGGCTGGGAGAATCAGTTGACGCAGCCCTACATGGTTCCGGGCAAGCATCTGGTTCGCCGGGTGGATCTGGATGCGTCTTTCAACATGGTCTGCACCGACCCGCGTCGCCAGGCCGTAATCTGCAAGTAAGGAGCGAGTCATCATGGATGCTAGTCAGAACGGACATGTAAAGCAGGCAAACCGTATCATCGGTTGGGTCTGGTACAGCGGTACGGACGCGATTCTCGAAGGCGAGGCCGTGTGCCAGGATGTCAATTACGGGACAGTGACGGATGTTGACGGGCGGCGTCATAACCATGTCTCTCGCCCGAACGCGAGCAACAACCTGGCATTTGCCGGTGTTGCCGCGAGAGACTACTCGGCGAAGGCGACGGGCCAGTTCATCGAGATCAACATGCCGGGAAGTCGCGGCGTGAACGTGGCTATCGGGTCCAACGTGGCGACAGTCGGCGAGTTGCTGACGTTCCACACCGGGCGCGGTCGCTTCGTGACGGGCAACCAGCCCGGATGCGGCTCTGTGCGCACCCGGCAGACCAACGCGACGGGGATCGCCACTTCCGACCTGACCACGGGGGCCGCATGGTCCTTGGCGACGGACGGCGTAACGCTGACGATGGGGTCCAACACCCTGGGAGTCGGCGACAAGGTGGTCATCGTGGCAGGCGAGAGCAAGGGCACCGTGGCTGTGCCCACCTACGGCATCGTCCCCGGCACGTACACCATCGCCTCGGCGACCAGTGCGACCGTGAAGGTGCTTACGAAGGTTGCCTCCTACGGGACGCAGGTGGCGGTGTTGTTCGCGACGGGTTACGCCTTCGCCAACAACCCGAAGGTGCAGGCTGACCTGCTCGCGGGCGACGAGTCTGGCGGTATCGAGTTCATCACGGCCCCCCTGGGCGGTGGTGCTATCACCTTCATGGTGGGCGGCACCACGAAGATTCTCGGCACGCTGACCATGGCCGCTAACGCGACCGTGGCCTACGCTGCCGGGGCGACACGGAAAGACATCATCTGCCTCGGTGCTATCACGACCAGCGATTACGTGGTCACGGTGGCCGGTGGGTATGTCGGGCTGGACGGGGCCACTGCCCGGACAACCATCGCGTTCGACGCGGTGGCCGAAGTGTCGTCTCTTGTCTTCTACGCGGACAAGTATTGCGCGGTTCATCGAGTCGGTTCCACCGAGGGTTAATTGACCCAGGCGCGGCTCTGGGATGGCCCGGAGCCGCGCTGATACACCAGAAAGATTGGACATGCCCAAGCATAAGACAGAAGCGATCGAGCCCATAGACGATTTTGCAATGAGCATCTTCGGCACGATGGGGTATGACACGGCGAAGCTGCCGGATGCCCTTGTAAAGTCCTACACCACGCTCAAGAGACGCAAGGACGTTCTGCACCCGGGGCGGTTGACGCCCGAAGGGTTCGCGATGGTGACGATGCTTGCCGACATGGCTCCGGCGAAGCGCGCTAGCAGGCCCTGCCCCGCGCCAGACACCCCCTCCGAGGACGTAATTACCGAGGATGGCGACCCCACCGAGGAATAACATTGAGCGAATCATCACTTTCGATCAACTACGGGGATTTAATGGCCGAAGTGGGCCGGTTCCTCGGGTACCCGGCCACTCTCACGGACTCCCAGAGTGCGGAAGTGGATTCCTATGTACAGTCGGGCGTTCGCCAGTTTTACTATCCCCCGGTGGTTGAGGGGGTGGAGCCGGGATATGCATGGTCATTCCTGGCCCCCACGGATTCCCTCACCACCACGAAAGACCAGCCCGAGCAGGATCTCCCCGATGATCTCGGCCGTATTCTCGGCAACATCTACTTCGACCCCTCCGTTCATCGGCAGCCCGCCATGATGGTGAGCCAGGGCCGGATACTCCAACTCCAGCAACAGGGGCAGATCCCCGGAGTGCCGAAGTGCTTTGCCGTGCGCCACAAGGCGAGCGACGGAGAGGACGGGCAGCGCCTGGAGATCGTATGGTGGCCCACCCCATCGGATGTCTTTGACGTGAAGTACAGGTACGAGGCGTACACGGGGAAGCTGTCTGAAGCGAAGCCCTACCCTCTTGGCGGGATGAGAAATGCGGAGCTGATCATCGAGAGCTGCCTGGCAGTGGCTGAACAGCGGGCCAACGACGAGTCAGGAGTTCACTGGGGGCGCTTCGCCGCGCTGCTAGCAGCAGGAATAGCCCAGGATAGGCGGATGAGTGCAGGGCACTACGGCCAGATGGGTGAGCAGGGCGGGGCCAACGAGAGCCGTCCCCGCAGAGACTTAGGGGTTTTCTACCCCATCACCTACAAAGGGGAGACCTGGTAATGCCGTGGTGGGTTGTGACATTGGTGAGCTTGTTGGGGGCGGGTTGCACGTCCTTCTGGGGTTGGCTGGCGGTCAAGGTGATTGACCAGGGCCGGAAGCTGGTGCAGTTGGAGGCCCGGATCAATCTCGAATCCGTCCGCATCAACATGCGGGAAAAAGAGTGCGAATCGCGAATCGCGTGGC